AAATAATGGCGTCTATTAAAAAGAATATTTATCGTGTTGCTGTTTCTTTTACAGGTGAAGAGGCTCGTATAGTAAAAGAAGTTTTAGGAATACAGCCAGCAGTTAAACTTGTAGAGCTTTGTAAAAAATATGAAAATTATTTTAATAAAGGGGAATAGATATGGCTAAGAAACAGATAGTTAAGAATAATATTGTTTTGGAAAATCTTGAAGTTGTTTATATTAATGTAAATGATATTAAGCCTAATGCGTATAATCCAAATAGGCAGTCTGAACATGAGTTTGAGCTTTTGTGTAGGTCAATTGAAGAAGATGGTTTTACTACTCCCGCTCTTGTTCGTAAGCAGGATATGGTCATAGTTGATGGTGAGCATAGATGGAGAGCTGCACAGTCTATAGGAATGAAAGAGATTCCTTGTGTTCTTGTTGAAATGACTGATGAGCAGATGAAGATTGCAACATTGCGTCATAATAGGGCAAGGGGTGAGGAAGATGCTGAATTGGCTGCTGCTGTTCTTCGTGATTTAGCTAAAATGGGTGCTCTTGAAGAAGCTCAGGATTCTCTTATGTTAGATGATGTTGAAATGGAAAAACTTTTAAAAGAAATAAATGATCCACAGATTCTTGTAAATGAGGAATTTAATGAGCAGTTTGAGATTTTAAAAGATGATAGTGGCAGATTGCGGGATCGTTCGGAAGTATTTGTTGGTAGTGAAGCTGCTTCTGAGGCTGTGCGTAAACAGGAAGAGTTTATAAAGAAAGCTAAAACGGAAGAAGAAAAAATAATGTTAAAACGTGAAATGATGAATATTTTTAGGTTTAATTTTGCTTTTTATGGTGAGGAAGCTGAAATAGTCGAAAAAGTTATAGGGCCTAGTTCTGCCGATAGGATTCTTGAATTGTGTAAGTTGGAATTGGCAGCAGAAGGTAGGCAATAATGGAATTAAAAACTTTTATTAGAAAAAATTTTAAAAGAGATGTAGATGGAGTAATACCTTTTTTAGTTGATGAGATAATTTTAAAGGATTTTTATGCTATTGGAGCTTTTAGAAATAAGGTTAAAAAAGAAATTAAAACTATATTTGATTTTGGTGCAAATATAGGTGTCTTTTCTATATATGCCCATTTATTATTTCCTACTGCAAGAATAATTGCTGTTGAAGGTAATCCTGAAATAGCTGAATTATTAAAGTATAATTTGGGGTTAATAGATGGGTTTTCAAATTATGCTATTGATGTTTTACTTATTCATAAGGATGTTCGTAGAGTTTCTTTGGGCGTTATTTATGATAAGCCAGGCATAGCAAGTTCTAGTATATGTATTAAGGCTAATGATGATGCAAGTGGTAAATTTTTAACGGTTCCTTTTGATAAATATATTGATAGTATTGAGTATGATGAGCCATATATTTTTAAATTTGATATTGAAGGAGGTGAAGAAGGTATTTTTGCTTCTTCAAAAGGCGAAGATTTTATTAGGAAATCTGAGATGACTACTTTTGAATTACATTTTGGTAAGAAATTTGGCGGTATATCTAAGGATTATTATTTTAAAAAACTTGAATTATTTAATGATACACATAATTTGAATATTCTTTATACTGGTAAAATGATTGTTATGGGTAATTTGGTAAAAAAGGAATATGGATGTTTATGAATATATGGATGGTTTATAATGCCTTCTTCTCATTATTCAAATATAAATCCTACTATTAAGTTTTTTAGAGATGCTAATCCTCGTCCATTAAATGTAATGGATTTAGGGTGTGGGAAGGGTAATATTGGTGTTGCAGTCAGAGATGTTTTTCCAGAGGTACGGTTTAGTGGAATAGATATTTTTGAAAAAAATGTTGAGTTGGCTTTTAATAGGACTTTAAAAAATGGTGAATATGCGTATTCATCTGTTGTATTGCAGGATATAAGGCAGCTTTTTCCGATAGATGCTTATGATTTATTTTTAGCTTATGATGTTTTGGAGCATTTGTATAAGGAAGAGGCTATTAAGATAATACTTCATTATAAGGGTAAATTATTAGTTAGTATTCCTTTAGGCGAATATCCACAAGGGGCTATGGGTGGAAATATTTATGAGGTACATAAGGCTACGTGGTATCATGATGAGATTATGGAATTTGCTACTAAATGTTTATATAAAGGACGCATTTTAGGAGTTTATTTATGTTGAATTTATTTTTGTTATTATATAAATTTAAAGATGGGATTTGATTATGGTTAGCATTATAGCTAACTTAACTCCTGTGCTTAATTTTATTAAGTACAGGCGTAATTTGGGAAAAAATATTGATTATATTTTAGATTTAGGTTGTGGATGGGGTAGTGTAGGTGAATTTATTAAGGAGAGTTTTCCAGATATAGTTATAGATGGTATAGATATAGATGAATATAGTGTTTCTAGAGCTATTGGGCGTTCTATTTTTGGTGTACCTGTTTATAGAGCTGTTTATTTGGAAGATTTACGTAAGCGTCGGTGGAATGTAAATGAGTATGATTTATTTTTAGCAATAAATGTGTTTGATAAGATGAGTAAGGAAGATGCGTTTAAAATTATTAATTCTTTGAAGGGACGATTGATTATTTGTTTGCCGATAAAAAAGAGTCCCCAAGGTGCCGTTTTTGGCAATCCATTTACTGAAATTGTGTCTTTTTGGGAGCATAGTGAAATTATGGAATTTGCTTCTAAATGCTTAATGAAGGGTTATGTATATGGGTTGTATTTGGTATAATTGTTGGGGGTTATATGAAGTATATTAATTTATTTAATAGAGTTAATTCTTTTTTAAATGGTTTTAATACAGATTTGAGTTCTTTTTCTAATGACGGCGAATTTATAAAGGAATTTTTTAGAATTATTCTTTATGCTAAATTTTGGGAAGCGTTTCGTTATGATAATATTCATTTAGATAGTGGTAAAGAGTTAAAAAATGTTAATGTTAATTTAGCTAAGGCTTTTGTTGATAGGAGCGTTGATTTTTTATTTGGTAAACCATTTTCTGTGTATGCTCCTGAAAATTATTCAAAGTTAATGGCTCCTGTTATTAATTATATAAATAAAAAAGTTGGTATTGAATTATTTGCGCTTGAAGTTGGTATAAATGGAAGTGTGTGTGGGGATTCTTTCGTTAAGGTGTTTTGGGATGAAAATATTCAATGTTCTAGATTTCAATTGCTTGATTCTAGTAAAACATTTGTTAAATATAAAACTTCTGATAGGAGTCGATCGGTTTTAGAGGAAGCGGTAATTACATGGGATGGATATGCAGTCTGTCCAGATGGAATTGAGCGGGAAGTTCTATTTAAAGAAGTGTGGACTGATGAATATAAGCGTGTATTTTTTGAATATATAAAAAGTGATAAAAAAACTATTAAACATTATCCTGAAAAATTATTTAAGCAGCTATTTAAGTTTTCTGATGTAGATCAGCCTAGTGATGATAGTGTTGAAGAGGTTTTAGTAAGTGAGGTTGCTAATGACTTGGGGTTTATTCCAATTGTTCATTTTAAAAATCAAATAATACCTCTGGAAATTTATGGGCGGAGTGATATAGCTGATATAGTTGATTTGAATTTTAATTTGAATGAAGCAGTTACGCAGTTTTTGGATTCAGTTAAATATCATGGTAGTCCTATAACTTTAATTTTTGGAGCTAAGATTGGTAATTTACGTAGAGGCCCAAATAAGATTTGGAGTGGATTTCCAAAGGATGCAAAGGTTGATCAATTGGGCGGTACTCAGAATTTTCCAGCTTTGAATGATTTAATTGAGCAGTTGCAGGATTTTGCGTATTTGGTTTCTAGTATTCCAGAGGTATCGTCTGGATTATTTCAAAATATTTCAAATGCTACTGGAGTTGCTTTACAAGTACAATATTTGCCTTTGATTGGATTAACACGGAGAAAGAGATTGGCGTATGAAGCTGGTTTTGTTCAGTTGTATGAATATGCGTTAAAATTATTGGATAGAAATTTAAATTTAGATTTGCAGAAGCGTGTTAATGATTATGTGGCGTTGCGTAATCAAATAGAAGAATTGCGCATTACAAAAGAAATTGAGGTAGCTGAAACTACTGATACTCGTTTAGATGATTTAATTGCGCTTGAAGATGATATGGTTTTTAAGTTGTATAGTGAGTTGGCGTATAATCCATTCTATAAGGTTGAAATTAAATGGGGTGAGTTTTTGCCAAGAGATTCGATGCAAGAATTACAAGAAATTCAGATGGAACTTGAAATGGGTATTGAGTCTAAAAAAGGCGCAATGCGGCGTAGGGGTATTAAAGATATTGATGCTAAATTTAAGGAAATTGAAGAAGATAAGTTATTTGAAGTTGGGAGTATGGCTAATTTTTCAGCAGATAATTTGAGAGAAATTTTGGGTTCAGGTTTTGCTGCGGAAGAAGGTTCTGCCGCATTATCTAATGTAGAGTTGCCGACTGAAAATGAGTCTGAAAGGTCTTCTGAGATAAAAGATGTAGAAATGGAGGAATATAGGAAATTTAAGAGTCAGGAGCAGCAGGAAGCAAAGTTAATTAGATAATATTAGGTAAAAATGAATGGCTATTAGTCCTATTGAGCGTAAGTTTAATTATCAGATTGTTATTAGGGCGTTAAATTCTTTTCGTAATTCTTTAAATAATCTTCCTTCTTACGATAATTTAGTAAGTATTGCTAATAGTAGAACGGTTCAGTCTAAAAATAATAAATTAAATTCTCTTCAATCAGTTTATTTTAATACTATTGGTAAAGATACTGTTAAAGTAATTAATGAGAATGTTGAAGCTATGGCATTAAAGGTAGCGCGGGATATTTCTATGCGCTTATCTAAGGTTGGTGTTAAGCTTACTTCTGAGCAAGCAATTGCTTTAGCAAAGTCTTTTACAGAGCGGTATAGAAATGAAAAGTTTTTAGGTTTAACCCAAGATCAGAGAATAAATAATATTTTATCTAAGGCATTTAATAATGAAAAGAAAGTTATAAATTATTTAAGAAGTATAAAGGATGATGAAACTAAATTAAAGAAAGCAAAGTTATTTGAAGAAATACGAAATGGTAAGCGTCAACGTGCTTCGTTTGGTGGTAATGTTATAAATTCTTCTGTTTCTAGGCAATCTAATAGATTGATTGTTTCAGAGATTGTTCGTTCACAGAAAAAAATGGAAGAGTTTATGGCAAAGGAATTGGGATTTTCCTATGTTAAATGGGAGACTAGGGAAGATAATAAAGTTTGTAAGGTTTGTAGGGATTTAGCGTCTTTGATTACTGTTAGTAAGGTTGAGTTAGATATTCCTTCTTTGGAAGGTGTATATAGAGTTGGTGAAGTTCCTCATTCGCATCCATTTTGTAGATGCCGATTACAGATTGTAGTAACAAGAAAAGATACATTGGCGTATTTAGCTGGCGGGCAAGTTGATTCTTTGTTGGGTCAATTTGGTGGTATGGATGTTTCTTCAGATGTATCTTTTGATTATTTATCTGAGTATGTTAAATCACAGAAATCTGCTTTAAAGTTTTTAGATTTGCCAGAGAATACTAGGGTAGTAAGATCTAAAGCGTATAAAGAAATGTTGGAAGAGCGGTCTGTTAGACCTGCTGAAATATCGGATAGATTATTTTTTAATAATGTTCGTAGAGGGCAAAAGCAGGCTATATTAGATTTTGCTAAAAAATTAGGTATTTCAATTTCAGAAGAGCTTGTGGATGTTTTAGGGCCAGAGAATTGCGTTAGGTTACTTCTTAGTAATGTGAAAGGGCTTAGTGTTAAAGCTGTTGAGGAAATGTTTAAAAAAGATGTGCAGGAGAAAGTGGCAAGGTCGTTGGAAATTATTAGATTTAGGATTGATGCAGCTAAGAAGTTGAAAGCTATGGAAAGTACAGTAGTTCGTAATTCTCAAAAGATGATGTTTAGATCGCAGGCGTATAATCAATTTAATTATGCAAGGATAGAAGCTGGTCAGACGTATGGGTATTTAGATACTCAAGCTCGTTTTGTTAATAATTTAAAAGTTAAAGGTAGGGATTTAGTTATTCAGTTTAAAAATAATCAGGCAATGGATGATTTTATTGCTAAATATTCTTCAATTAAGTTTAAGGTTAATCGTTCAAATAGTGTTTTGATGGTAAATGTAAATAATGCAGGTGATTTTATATCTTTTGCAAAAAATGAAAGTGCTTCTTTAAGAAGATTAAAACAGTTACGTGCTGGCGTGTTTAATGAGGGTAGTAGGGTTGGATATTCGCCTAAAGGTTGTAAAAATTTAATTATGGTTGAGAGGGATGGTAGAAAAGTTCAGATACCTTTTAGGCTTAATAAGAATCAAGAAACAGCAATGCGGTTTATGAAGGAACAAAAGGCGGTAATATTAAATGCAATGCCTGGTACTGGCAAAACGCCAATGACTATTTCAGCAATAGAAGAATTACGGTATGAAGATAGAATTAAAAAGAATGTATTGTATGTTACAAAAAATAAACTTGAAGGGCAGGTGGTTAGCGAGTGGCGTAAGTTTACTGATAGGTCTGATGTTGGTCTTGGATTTAGTTTGGAAGAGAGGAGAAATTTATATGCAAATAAAGATGTTCGTGTGCATGTTATTTCTCATAGGGCTTTTATTGATGATGTTAAAAGTGGTCTTTTAAATTTTAAAAATTATGATGTGGTTGTCATAGATGAGTATCAATATATAGGTGTTGAAGGTAGGAATGTATTTAGTGCTTCTGTAAGAGTTCCTTATAGATTTGCTCTTTCTGGTACGCCCATTCAAAATAGTGTTTCTGAGATGTGGGATATTATTAAGTGGGTAAATCCTAATTTATTTAGAAGTAGGCAGGAGTTTATTAGTTTATTTAGTTCTGTTGAAAAAGCTACTACGTATTTTCATGATGCTATTTATCGTAAAGTTAATGAAAAATTAATAGGTAATTTAATTACTATAAAACAGGATAAGTTAGAGCCGTATATAATGAAAGATTTGATTGTAAGATTATCTCAAAGTAGTAGAAATAAGTTAAATAGTTTGCATAATAGATTATCAATGGCTACTACAATAGCTTCTGGTGAAGTAAAACGAAGAATTAGAATGAATATGCGTAGTATAATTGATTATGCAGTTGAAGAGAAGGGGAAAGCTTTATTGAATGTTTTTAAAAAAACAGATGGAATGAAAAAGATTATTTTTGTTGCAGATTCTAAACAAGCTGATTTGGTTAGGAAGTATTTAATTAAGAATGGTTTTTCTGAAGATTCTATTTTTGAGTTATTATCTTCAACTAAACGTGCTTTGGCAGATAGTGTGAAGGCTGCGTATAGAAATTGTAGTGATCAAAATGCAGTTATAATAATGGATAAAACGCAGGTAGCTGGGCACGACTTATTTTTTTCTGGTGTCGTAGTTAATTGGAATTTACCATCAAATTATGCTGCTTTAGGGCAGAGAATTGCGAGGGCTTGGCGTATAGGTAATGTTAGAACAGAGGTGTATAATTTGTTTGTAGATGATGTGGAAGATTTAGTTAGATTAAAAAGTAGATTAAATGAAACAAAAAATGTTTTTTCATTATTGTATAATGCTGAGGCTATTGATAAGGTTGGTATTTTATCATTATTAGGTGGTGATTGATGGAATTAGATGATTTTTTTAATATGGCGGTTGAATTTGAAAATAATGCTGAAGCTGAGTTATTGGAATTAGTTAAGATTAGAACTAATTTATTAAAAGAATATGATGAATTAGTTAACTCAAAAGAATTTTTAGCGTTAGAGGAGGCTGTTAAGAAAGGGGTATATGATGTTGAAATTTTTGATAAATATATAATTATGTTAAATGAAATGTTGGATTTATTGAAGGCTATTGATTTATGTGATAGGGCTGCATCTATATTGTTGTTTGATTATGAGCCAGTAGATATGGCAAGTTTAGATACCGATTTTTATTTAGAGAAGTATGAGGAAGAAATAAATGAATAATTTTAATTAAGTAGGTCTGTATGGATTTAGATATTGATATTGAAGGTAAATTAGAAGATCTTTATGATGAGCGTGATAGGATTATTGAAATGTTAAAAAGAAATTTTGATGGGGATTCTTCCGTATTTTGTGAGCATTTTAAGTTTTTTAATGATAAGTTTTTAGATTTATTTTTAGATTCACAATTTTTTGAAGATCATATACAATTTTTAAATAGTTTGATTTCGTCTATAGAAAAGTTAATAGAGATAGATTCTGCAATTATTTATTTTGAAACAGGATTGGAAGTAGATGGTGTAAATAAAATTTATGAGGATGATAATTTATGAAAAAGATAATTTTATTAGGTGGAATTTTTATTTGGTTTATTGTTAGGTCTATTTGTTGGAATGGGGAATTATGGGATATTTGGTCTGATGGTTATTATAGATATTGGTTCCCACGTTTGGATAAAAATGGTTGTGTTGTTAAATGTAGCGGTGTCCCTGCTTGGAAATTAAAAAAGTAAAATTTTTTTAATTTTTACTTGACAGATTTTTATTTTTTCGGTATATTGTAAATATAGAAAAGTAAAAATTGCATTTAAAGTATAGTAGGAGGCAGTGTATGAAAAAGAAGTCTATTAAAGATTCTTCTATTGTTTTTTCTCGCACTATTGTTGAAGAATTGAATTGGTTTTTTAAAGTTCCAATTGAGAAAAATTTGCGGTTTGAAATTGTTGGTAGTTATAGGCGTGGCCTTGAAAAGATTGGCGATATTGATATTATTGCCAAAATAGATGATGCTTATTGGTGGCATTGGTATGTTGGAAAGATTGGTGGTGAGCCTTGGGTTATTGGGCAGAGAATGTTAGATTTTTCTTTAAATAATATTCCAATAAATATAAGATTTTTTAGTAGTAATGAATGGGGGGCAGGGCTTTTATATTTTACAGGATCAAAGGAGTTTAATATTTTTTGTAGAAAGCGGGCAAGGGATTTAGGAATGAGTTTAAATCAGTATGATTTGTTTTTAGATGGAAATCCATTAAATTTGGGCAAGAAGGAAGAGTATATTTTAGAAAAGCTTGGTTTATTAGAATATCTTGACCCTGCTAAGAGGTCTATATGTTTGTTTGCGACCCAATCATAGATTGTCAGTTAAATGAGGGGACTATTTTTATAGCTCCTGTTAATGGGGTTAAAGGTATTTGGCGTATAGTAAGGCGTGATGGCGATAAAATTTATTGTAAAGGGCCATTTAATAAGGAAAAGGTATTTACGACGTCTCAGTTTTGGTATTTAATGAGGGTAAAAAGATTGGTAGATTTTTTAAGTGTAAAGGTCTAATTTTAAAAATTTTAGGAGGGTTTATGAAAAAGTTTATTAAAGGTAGTACGGATGTAGTTGATATGTCGTTTGAAGATTTGGTTAAAGATTATTGTGATGTGTCAGTTGTTAATTCTGTCGCTTCTGAAATTATGGCTTCATATAAGCCTAAATTGATTGAAGAATTTCAGAATCGTGGAATAACAAAATTTAGTGAGGATGGTCGGTTTTTAGAAATGCGTGAGGTTAATCGTAGAAATATTGATGCTGAGGCATTGATAAAAGTTTGTAAGAAGAAAGATATTGAGATTGGAAAGATATTTTATACGATAAGACCTAAAAAATCAAATATTCCAGAAGATGTATTAAAAATGTTAGATGAATATTTTATTCTTGAGTCAAATGTTGAAGCAACGCATAAAGATGTACAAAAAGCATTAGATGCAGGGCTTATAACAAAAAATGAGTATTCAAAAATTGTTCAGGAAAATATTTCTTATTCATTGTATCCAAAAGTTGATGATGCTGTAGCAAAGGAGATAATTGAATAATATGGAATTAAATTTTGAAGAACTTCCTTGGCTATATGTTGATTATTTATCTCTTTTTGATGGTAAAGAAGTAGATACTTTTAAGGTTTATAATTTGAGTAAATTACTTCAAGATTTTAATATAGTGTTTTGGAGAGAACCTAAAATTTTAGGTTATAGGCGTAAGGATAAGGAATTAACTAATTTTTTTGATATTGAATTGGTTAATTTAATAGAATGTAAGCCTTCAAGAGTATTTAAGTATATTGTTTTTAGAAAATCGATAATTTTGACTGATCGAGAAGAGATAATTAAGCTCTTTTCTGAAAGAGCTGTTAGAATTTTTGAATATGGCTATATAGTCAGGGAGTTCCCTTTTTTAGCAAAACGGGAGGTTTAGTGGAATGAATCCTGAAAAGTTTTTGATGCTTAAAATTTTAGATGGCGATACTGATGAAAGAGAAGTTGCTTTTAAAGAAGTGGCGAATAATGGAGTTGATATTTCTTACTTTTTTGTTAATCCTGAGTTTTGGGATTATATAATAAAACATAAGAAGAAGTATAAAGTTTTACCTTCTCGTTCAACGTTTGAGCATAAATTTGGTATAAATGGTAGTATAAAAGTAGATGAGCCGTTAAAGTACTATATAGATGAAATTAAAAAATATAAGCGGTATAGAATAGCTGCAGCAGCGATGGATAAGGCAGATGAGTTTTTTGCTAAAGGTGATTATGATACTGGTATAGTTCATTTGCGTAATGAGTTGAAAAAGATAGAGACTACGATTTCTGTTACTGATATGAATTTGCGTACTACTATTGATGAGCGTATTGATAGATATGAGTATAGAATAAAAAATCCTGGCATTGATGGTATCCCTTCTGGTTTAGCTAGGCTTGATGAAGCTACGTATGGTTGGCATGGTGGGGAGTTTAATATAATTCAGGCTTTTTTAGGTAATTATAAGACGTGGACTATGCTATATATGGCAAGGGCAGCGCTTAATGCTGGGTATAAGGTTATGATTGCGACTGTTGAAATGAGCCAGTTTCAAATAGCAAGAAGGTTGGATAGTATTTTATCTGTTACTGCGTTTGAGAAGCTTCGTAGTGGTAAATTTAAGGATGATAAAGATATTTTAGCGTTTAAAAATAGAATGCAGGCTATTAAAAATCTTCCTGATTGTATTTTAATTGGTGGAGTTTCTTTTGGCGAATTGTTTTTACAATCAAAAATAGAAGAGCATGAGCCTGATATAGTGTTTATTGATGGTATTTATTTGATGGTTGATGATAATCTTAATAGAAATAAGGCGCAGTGGGAACAGTTAAATTCTATTTCAAGGGGTTTAAAGGTTTTAGCAGAAAATTATAATATTCCAATAGTTGCTACAACACAGGCGTGGAAAAAATCAAGTAAGCCAGGTAGTAAAGGTGATGAGTCAGTTGAAGATATTGCGTATTCAGGTGGAATGGCTCAAAATGCTGATAATGTTGTTTCTTTGGGAAGGATTTATGACCCTGTTGCTGAGTCTTTTACTAATAGGGTGTGGGTTAAATTAACAAAGGTTCGTGAAGGTGAGCCTGTTAAGTTTCAGGCAGTGATTGATTTTGATAATATGACGTTAAGAGAAGCGTTAGGTGTATCTGATGATAGGTCTAATATGCCATATGAATTATCTGATGAGTATGGGAATAATGATAATGGTTTAGTTGAAGGAGTGCATTATAATGTAGGGGTAAATAAAGATGAAGTTGTAGATGATGATGAAATTCCTTTTTAGGAGAAATGTATGAGTAAGGTAAAAAAAGTTGAGAAAAAGTTTGCAAAAATGTTTGTATCTTTTGCTTTTTTGAATGAGTATTTGAATTTAGTGGAAGATAAGCGGGCTAGTTCTATTTTTATTAATATGATTGCTGGCGTTAGTCTTAGCGAAGAGGATAATGAGTATTTAGAAGCATTAAAATCTGTTATTGATTTTGATGTATTGTTTGTTGATTATAATATTAAGGGTAGTAAATTAGATTTTTCTGAGCTTAATATTGTTATTGATATTACTAATAAGATTAAAGAAGTTTCTGATTTAGGGTCTTTGATTAGTAAGGTTATGGATGCTGGAAGAGGCTATTTAAAAGGTTGGGATGAGCAGTTTATTTTTGGTTCTTCTGGTAGTGATTTGCTTAATCAGTATGTTTCTCGTGGTCGACTTTCTGATAAGCAAAAAACACAATTAATAAGAATAGCTAAAAAGGTAGGTGTGTATGAGTAGAGTTGATGCTGATTTATTGATTGATACGTTAAAATTGGATAAGGCAAGAGTTATTGGCGATGAGTTAACAGCGAGGTGTCCTAATCCTAATCACGAAGATAAAAATCCAAGTTGGTCGTTTAATTTAGAGTCGCAGTTTTTTAATTGTTGGAGTTGTGGTTTTTCTGGTAAGGGAGTTGCGAGTTTATTCTTAAAATTAGGGTTAGATATTCCTGAGTGGGCAGTTAATTATAATGTTGAGCATAATGTTAAGAAGAGAGTAAAAACATCGGAATCTGTTGTAGAAGTTGTTTCTGTAAGGAATTCGTGGCTTTCGTGGTTATCTGCTAATCCTGATGGTGCTTATGAAAAATTAAAGGTTAGAGATATAGATCGTGAATCGATTATTAAATTTAAGATTGGGTATAATGTTGATAAGGATATTTTATTTTTTCCTTGTTTGGATAGTTCAATGAATTTGTTGGGTTGGGTTGAAAGGAGTGATAGTTGGGATTTTAGATATAGAGTTATGCCTGCTGGTATAAATAAGGGAAATTTAGTCTTTGGTGGTCATTTGATTAGTAGTAATGATAATACTATTTATCTTGTTGAAGGGCCAATTGATTGTATAAAAATGTGGCAATGGGGGTTTAAGTCAGTAGCGGTTTTAGGTAGTGTATTATTAGATGGGCATGTTAGTTGGTTATTGGATAATGCTAATTATGTTATAGTTATTCCTGATAATGATAAGGCTGGCTTAAAATTTAGGTATAGTGTAGTTGATAAATTAAAAGGAAAAATAAGGCTTGCTGGGGTTAATCTTCCGCCTAATATAAATGATGTTGGTGATAATGCTTGTACTAGGGATGTAATTATTGAAGCTATAAGAAATAGAGTAAGAATTAGTGAATAAGAGAGTTGCTATGAAAAATAAATCTAATAAGTTTGAGGGTGTAGAGTCTATAGTGGTTGAAACTGAATGTAGTTTTTGTGGTAAAGTTATAGTTGTTTCGGATGTAAGTGTTAAAAATAATGAATTAGTATTTAAATGCCCATTTTGTAAAAAATTAAATAAAATTTTAAAAAGGTAGGTGAATTATGGCAAAAAATGTTTCTCAAAAACAAAATTCTCAACAAGATAGTGCTGTTGCATTGGTCGATAAGTATAATGGATTTTTTAATGAGATTAATTCCATTTTTTATGAAAGAGAATGGGAAGTTAATCAAATTAAAATTGCTATTTTAATGAAGGAGCATGTTTTATTAAAAGGTGTTCCTGGTACAGCTAAATCAATGTTGGCGTTAAAAATTCTTAATGGTATTGAAGGGGCAAAAGTATATAAGAATCAGTTTACAAGGATGCAGGATGATAGTTATGTTTTTGGACCTCAATTATTGGAAGAATTTAAGAAAGGTAAGATTGTGCATAATGTTGAAGGGACTTTAGTTACTGCCGATTTTGGATTTTTAGATGAGTTTTTTAATGCATCTGAAGAAACTCTTGTTTCAACGTTGGAAATTTTGAATGAGCGTACTTTTACTCGTCCTTTTCAGAAATTGCAGTGTCCTTTGATTACTGCGATAATGACTACTAATCAGGATAGGGAAAATGAAAAGGAATTGAGGGCAGTGTATGATAGAATTATATTTAAGTCAGAAGTTAGGGATATAGTTGATAGTAGTAAACGTGTTGAAATGTATAAAAACTTTTTAAGTGGGAAGATTGAGAATGCTCAACCTAAGATTTCTTTTGATGATGTTAGGGCGGTTATAGATTTATTTGATAATTTTGATGTTAATTTTTCAAGTGGGCTTTTTGTGGTTTTTGATAAGATTATTAGCGATTATGAAAATCAAATGGCGTGTAGGGTTTCGCCAAGAAAACGTAATAAGTTGCTTAAATTAGTTAAGGCTGTTGCTTTTTTGCGTGGGGATAAAACTATTTCTTTGGATGATTTAGGTTGTTTGAAGTTTGGTTTAGTTGAAGGTGGCGATATTAAGGGAATGGGTTATTTTGATTCTATATTTGTTAAGATTAAACAGGCTTTTGCAAATTATGAAGTTGTTCAAAAAATGGAAGTTTTACTTGAAAGTGCAAAGAATAATTCTAATAAAACTGATGCGTATAAAATTTCATTGGGAATAGTGAAGAAGTGTGAAAAGTTTATTAATGAAGTTAGTAATGATTCATCTGTGTCTGATATTATAGTTCCTATGGTTGAATCATTGAAGTCAAGGGCGGAAAAGTTGTATGAATCTTTAAAAGATTCTATAAGTGATGAAGATATTTTTAAATAGGAGTATTTGTATGCGTTTTATTAAGGTAAAATTGCCCGTATATTATGAAAATGTTATAGATTCTGTTTTGGCAAAATATCCGAATGCGTCAAAGATTTCACGTGATTTTTATTGTGATTTATTGTTTATAATTGCGCAGGGATATGATGTAATGTGGAAGTATATAGTTTCAGTTGAAGATATTTTTAATGAAGTTTTTGCTGCGTATGTAGCTGGAAAAATATCAAATATGCGCAAATATGAAGCTGAATTGTTTTTAATTAGGCTTGATTTAATTGATTTTGCTGATTCTTATTTTGGTAGGCTTTTGAAGGAAGATCCTGTTTTAAAGTTAGAAGAAAAGTTTGAATTTATGGTCATTGTATTTGATGAAATGGTTTCAAAGGCGCCAAGAGAAGAGCTTAATAATATGGCTAAATTAAATAATTATAGTGAGTTAAGTGATAATAAATCTGATAATTTAGATGGTGGTGATGTTAGAAGTGCGGAGAATAAGGCTATTTATTCAATGTCAGCCAATTTTTTTAAAGGTTTTAGTTTTTTAATGTCAAATTTTTTTACTGATAATAATAAAGAAGTTTCTTCTGGCGGTGTTTCGTATGGTTTTTCAAGAACAACTTCTTTTATAAATGATTCTTATAAGGAAATTTTGAGTAATAAGGTAGTTATTTCTAGTTTGGTTGATAAATTATGGGATGCTAAATATTTGGAGATTTTTAATATAGCTAAGAATATAGAGTTTATGTTTGATTTTTCAAAGAAAGGTAAACTTGTAAATGTTGATAAAGTTTCTTCAAATATTACTGTTGGTAGGCTTAAAAAATATGCTGATATAAATAGAGCTACTAAACTTGATTTATCTATGGATGATGTTATCGATAGAAAAATTATGGATAAATCATTAAAAGTCATTAACTATAAGGATAGAGTGGATCAAAAACAATTATTGTATGCATTGCTTGATTGTTCTGGTTCTACACGTGATTTTTATCATAGAATAAGTATTAATAGGATTGCTTTTATTAAGGCAATTGCAATAGCATTAGGTAAGAAGGCAATAGCGGATAAGAGTAAATTTTATTTTAGGTGGTTTAATGGAAATGTTTTTGATGTGTATAAGTTACAATCACGGTCGCAATGGGGAAATTTTTTAAAGCATATTTTAAATAGAAGTGCAATTGGTGGAACGAATATAGATTTAGCTTTGCATGTTGCAAGTGGTGATATTTTTAATGAAATTGATGGTATGGATAAGTGTGACATTATTGTTATTACTGATGGTACTACTGATGTGTGTTCAATAGATGAATTGATTGAATTAAAAAAGAAGGGTGCAAAATTTCATTTTGTATGTTTGGAAGATATAGTTAAGTCTTCTTCTGTTAGTAATATGGAAAAAATTGCGGAGACGTTTCAGGTAGTTGATTTAGATAAGGTTGATGATTTATCAGTTTATAAGCCAACTTTTAGAAAAGTTATTTAGGGGGAGATATGGGTAATAATTTAAAGTCTAAGGTATTAGATACGTCTATTAGAGATTCAATTAATAAAAAGATTAATGATGAGTATAAAATATCAAATATTGAACGTCCTGTTAATATTTTGCCATTTCCAGATGATGTTACTGTTCTTTCTTCAGATGAGGTTGGTAGATATTTAGCTATGTATGATGCAGAGGTTGCGTATATTAGGTCTATTTTAGCTAATGTTGAAGCTCAGATTAAATATGCAGAAGTTGTTTTAAATACTCATAAGAAAATGTTATATTTACAGTTTAGGAGTGATAGTTCTGCGGTGGATTCTAATGCGTGGGTTGATGTAGATAAGGATGTAGTTGCTGCTGAATTAGCTTTGCAGGAATTAAGGATTGAGCAGGGATTGTTACAATCAAGATTGGAAAATTTTATGAAATATTCAGCTTCGATATCTAGGGAAATAAGTAGGCGTAAGAATGAATTTTTTGGAGTAAATGAGAAGATTTCAGGAGCTTCAAATAAGGGAGATGTACAGGCTGAAAGAATAAAAGCGATAAAAGGTAAAGATTTTAAGCCTAATAGAAATAAAAGTTCTTGACTTTTTTATATGTTTTTACTATGCTATTTTTATGCGGATTGTAGGTTTGGATATTGGTGAGAATACTGGATTTAGTTGTTTTGATTTGGATGATAGTTTTAATTTAAAGGCTATTTTTGTTTCTGATATTTTTGTAAAAGAATATAATGAATTTTATATATTTAATATAGCTAAGAAAATTGAAAGTTGTGTTAAGGTTTTTAATGTGGAGTTAGTTTTTATAGAAGGGTATGCGTTTGGTGGTAGGGGATTTTTTAATGTTATTCAGTCAGAATTGACTGCACAAGTTAAGCGATTTTTTGTGGATAATTGTATTGGTTTTTATGAAGTTCCTTTATCTACTATGCGTGCAGCTTTATTGGGTAATGGTAGGGCTAAAAAAAGTGACGCAAGGAATTTTGTTAAATTGTTTTTTGAAAATTGTGGTTTTGGGATAAGTAATTTTTCTGGGCATATTTTTGATTCATTATTAGTTTCTATTTTTTGTTTTAAATATTTAAGAAGGGAGTTAGAAGATAGTTTGATTGAGAAGATTAGTAATAGTATTATAGGTAGGAGGTAGAGTAGTGAAAGTAGTATATTTACCGTACCAGGAGGGTACAGAAGAATTTGTTTTGAATGCATATTTAAGTCAAGAGGATGGTGTTGTTTCAATAAATGATTCAAAATTAACTATGCCAGTTATAGTGAATGTAACTCCTTTTGATTTGACTATGTTAAAAAAGTTGGGTAATATTGTGTATAAGTGGGTTAATGAATTTAGAACTTCTCGTGGGCCATCTGATGCTGCTTTGGATAGGTTTGGATTTAGGGTTCAGCGTATAGTTAAGTCAGCAAAGAAGTCTGGAATGGATATTTTGGTTATTTATGATCCATTGGAAAATATTGATTTAATAAGGGATGAGTTAAAACGATGGGTGAGAATAAAGTAAAGTTTAAGGTTAAAAGTAGTTCTAATGTTCATAGTTGTTCATTGTCACTTTTTAAGTTGTTAAGTGAAGGAAATGATGTTGAAATGCTTGCTATAGGTGCTTCTGCGGTGAATCAGGCAGTTAAGATTATAGTAAAAACTAGGGCAAGTATTGCACAGGCTGGTAAGGATTTATTTGTTAAAATTGGTATGCGGAATGAAATTATTAATGATAAGGATTTAAGTATAACTGTGTTTAATTTTGTCGTTAAGTGAGGTGTGCGTATGCCAATAAAAAGATGTTATGTTGATGGAAAGCCAGGTTTTAAATGGGGGGATAGTGGTAAGTGCTATACTGGTAAAGGCGCTTATCAAAAAGCTTTAGCACAAGCTAAGGCTATTTTTGCGTCTGGCTATAAAGAGCCTAATCAATCTGGCGGAAAGAAGGGAAGTAAAAAGTGAGTACATTAGTTAAAACTAGTCCGAATCAAATTAAAAGGGCTTTAAAGGATAAAGAGGCGGTTTCTGCTGAATATAAGTTTACTAAAGCTTTATTTCAGTTAGGCGCTAATAAGTTATTAGAAGCACTTAAAAATGATAAGGTTTTACTTAGTGCTAGGGATTTAAGGGATTTACATGCAATAAAGCAGCTTGTGGCGGTTGATGATTTAGAAGAATCACATATGTATTTTGTTGCGTGTGATGCGTGTTTATTTACAAAATCTTGTACTTTATTTGAAGTTGGGGCGGAATGTAAGTTTAATTTGCGTGGCGGGTCTTTACAATCGTCTAAGGATATTATAAATGTTATGGTTAAATTGCTTCAAATTGAGAGTGATAGAATTCAACGTAGTTTGTTAATTGAAAAAATGGAAGGGTCAGTCGATAGGGAAGTTTCAGCAGAAATTATGCAATATTTTGAAATGGTTGATAGGTTAAAGAATATTGTTTCTCAACAAGAATCTGTGGAAATAAAAGTTAAAGGTCGTGGGGCTATTTCAAAATTGTTTGGTGATATAATAAATAGGAATAGTCATAGTGATAATTCGCAAAATATTCAGGGATTTGTGGAGGGTTAGTATTTGAAAAGTTCTATAGATGAATTTGGTAGGCGTGTCTGTGTTATTTGTGGTAAAACTTCTGATGAAGTTAAGTTTACTGCGACTAAAAATGTATGTAATATTTGTCGAAGTAAAAAAGTAGTTGAGTATGAAAATTCACCAGAACGTTTGGTTCAGGTGTGGGGCGATAGAAATAAAAAGAAGGCTAAGATATTTTTAGCTGGTAAAGTTGATCCTTGTTTATCGTGTTTATATACAAAGTGTGAATGTTGTGTAGTTTTTCACGCTAAAAGGAATTTTTTACATCCAAAATCAGTGGAAGCAAAGGAGTTTGTTACAGATTTTTGTAAAAATTTACTTGAAAATATTAGGCGAGTTGTTGTATAGTAGCCTGTAAATTTAAAAAATAACGAGGTTTTAATATGGTAGATTTAGATGATAATGTAAAAAAAGAAGAAGTTGCAGAAAGTGTTGTAGAAGAAAGTGGTAGTAAGGAAGTTACTAATGTTTCTGCTACCGAGGCTAAGATTATTTTGTCGGCTGAAGAGTTACAAAATAAAATAAAAGAAGCTGTAGAGGCTGCGGAAAAGCAGTCTTCTCAGAAGGAAAAGCAAAAGTTGTATGATACTATTGAGAAGTTGAAGCTTGATTTGAAAGAAGCTAATCAAAATTTGGCTAAATTTAAGCAGTTAGAGGAAGAAAAGCGTAAGCAAGAAGAAGAATTAAAGAAAGCTATGATGACAGACGAGCAACGTCGTGATGAGGCAATTAAAAAGGCTAACCTTGAACTTGAGCAGTTAAATTTGGCTTTTGAGAAATTAAAGCAGGAAATGGATGAAAAGTTACGCCTTAAAGATTTAGAGATTTATAGGGAAAAGTTAATCTCTAGGGCTAATGGGCGTATTATTCCTGAATTAGTTACTGGAAATTCAATTGAAGAATTGGATGAGTCGTATAGAAAAGCTGTTGAACGCTTTAATTTCATCAAAAATCAAGTGGCGGAGGAATTACAAAATAGGTTAAAGCATGAGTCAAAGTCTATAATATCGCAAGAAACACCGAATCAAATGAAGCAGACTCTACCGAAACAGGAGAAGAATTATACTGCTGATGAAATTAGAGCTATGTCTCCTGAAGCATATGCTAAGTATAAAGAGGAGACGTTGAAAAAGTTCGGTGTTTAGCCTTTGTTAATATTTTAACAAAGGAGAATTTAATATGGCGTTAATGACTATTGCTGATATACCTAATGAGGTATTGACAGTTTATTCTAGAGATGCGCTATTTGAAGCGATGCCAATGATGTATTTTCGTAACTTCTGTGCATTTAAGCAGGAGTTAGGCGCTGAACCTGGTGAAACTGTTCAGTTTTTAAAGATTGCTAATCTTGCCCCTGGTGGTATGCTTCCTTCCGAAACAAGTCCTATTCCTAAACAGAAATATTCTGATAGTATTGTTTCTATTCAAGTGCATGAGTATGGTAATGCTGTGCAGATGTCAAAGCGTGCGCTTGAAGCGTCGTTTAGAAATATGATGCAGGATGCAGCTACTCTGTTGGGTAGGGACTATGGTCTTACAGTTGATAGAGTATGTAGAGATGCATTTCTTTCAACTGGTAATAAGCAGTATATGACTTCGTCTGCTGGTAATGGGAAGCCTGCTGATGGCGAAGGCACTACTATAGGGCAAGTTAATGGTACGTTTTCAGCGTATGCTATTAAAAATGCTATAGAAACGCTAAAAACTAATAATGCACCTATGGTTGTAAGGGGCGGAGATCAGTTTTATGTATGTGCTGCACATCCTCACCAGATTCGTTCTTTGCGTGATGACCCTGATTGGTTGAATGCTGTTAGATACGGTAATCCGCAGTTGCTTTATAATGGTGAAGTTGGGCGTTTTGAAAATGTGATTTTTCTTGAAACAACACAGATGCCTATTTTGGTTGGTGCTGGTAAGGGCGGAGCCAATGTGTATCGTGCTGTTGTGTGGGGAAGTGAACCTGTTGGTTTTGCTGAAACGGTTCCTTTTGGTCTTGTTAATGACGGTGTCGAAGATTTTGGACGACTTGTTTCGATAGGTTGGTATTCAATATTTGGCGCTGGGATTATACAAGATTTTATCGTTGAAATTGATACACTATAAGGAGGTCAGTTATGGCGGTAACTAAAATTGATAAATTTGGTGTGACATCAAAAGTAGAGCAGGTTTGTAGGGTAGAGATTTCTTCGTGGGCACAAAATGATGAAGTTGTAATTTCGCATGCTAAAGATCCGCTTAATGCGAGGATTGTTAGTGTTATTG